TGCCAGGTATACGTGGAATTGATGTGCCAAGAACGTTTTCGATAAAGTCTGGATGAATATTCTTTATGTTTTTGTTAAAATACAAGGTTCCATGAATATCAGTGCTTCTGTCATTAAATACCGGGAATAAGAATCCTGTTTCTGGTCTTGAGACTACCCAATCACGAATTCTGTCTTTGATGTTATTTTCAGCCACATCATAGCTAAGCCCAGCCTTTGAAAGATTCACCGGGCAAATGCTGCACAGAATGTGTTCATAAATTTCTTCTGAGGCATCGTGCATTTCGGTTCCATCAGAAGTTTTTCCGGGAATGTCATATACTGCATGAATGAGAACTATGTAGTAATTTTCTGGATAGTCATAGTTTTCAATTACTTTGTCGTAGAACTCGTCCAAAAGCTCATCATCTTTAAGTTTACTTGCTCTGATCCGCATAAGAAATTCCTGTGTTCCACCCTCTTTTTCCTGTGCTAATGGAAAATCAAAGTTCATAAGGTTCTTTCCAAGTCTGCCAGACATGGTTTTCTTGAAAATGTCAAAATACTTAAACATTTCTTCCTCTGGAAGGGAAAGGAAAGCTTCTTTAATTTTGGTTTTCTTATTTTTTTCTGCATCCACATAACAACCGCAAATGCGTGTGATTGCACAATTTGCCGGTGTAAACTGCTTCTTAATCTCTGCGATTTCTTTCTTATTCATTTTTTTCCATCCTTTCTGCTTCTCTTGCCTGTTTCTTCTCAATCCACTTATTAATTTTATCTTCGGAAATCATATACATTTGCTTTAGCATTTCGATACAGATAAGTACATCTGCAATTTCTTCTGTTAGGTTATCACGGTTGATTTTTCCACGTTTTGCCTTACTGATTGCCTGGATAAGCTCTGCACATTCTTCCATGCAGACTGTACTTTGATTATTTTTGCCGTAGTGCAAAATGCTTTCTGCGATAACACCTTTATTAATCTTTATCCCTGTGATTAATCCGGCAAGAGCCTTTGCTCCAGAATCACACGCCCATGCTTCTTTGAGATAGTTCTTCTGCCATTCATCTTTGATTTCTGAATCTCCCAAGAAACATAAATGCTGGTCTCTCATATCGGATAATATATCTTTTGCTTCTTTAACGTCCGCTTTTTTTCACCTTCCATTACATAATTTTCCACAAATAATACATTTGTACACCCATCCTCTTCTGTGGTGATGGTATTTAATCCATTGATGTCTATGCATTCTTTATCTCATCCAACTTCTTCTCGGCTTCTTCACGGGTAAGGAATACGGTTTTGCCAAGTTTGTTTACTGAAAATCCGTCCAAGTTGGGATAGATTCCACTATTTAACATCCAACTAAAATAGGTTCCGTGCATATTAACTGAAACCATCGTGATTCTCAATTCTGAAACAAAATTTCTTGTTGGAACATATACCGTATCTCCGACTTTACACGGTAATCTCACAAGCAAGCCCTGTTCTTCTAAGTCTTCATAAGTGGCGAGTTTTTTAATCATATTCTTTACTGTTTTGCAATTTCCTGCACCCTGTGAGCAATTATCGCAATATGAACTGCACATAATGCTTCGGCGTTCGTTATATGTGATTCTTGAAAAATCTCTTTTTGTTAATCTCTCCATCTACTTCACCTCTTCCAATTGACTTTCTACTGTATTTGCAAGTAATAACATTGATTCAATAACTTTATCTGTTAGTGACATTCTGTCTTTGTTATTCGCAAAATACTTAACGTGGGCCATTGCTTCCTCTAGCTTTTTTTCACATGTAACAATTTCAGATGCTTCATACATTTTTCGTTCATCACTGCTGTATGTTACTATTCTTTCATCATGAAAATTTAACATATTTGGAAGCGGAATATCGATTGCGTTTAAATGTTTTCCTCTTGCCCACCTAAATCCCTGTAATTTTGCTATTCTTAAAACTTTAGAATACTCTTCCTGTGTTCTTACAAATACGCTTTTTCCTGTTAAATCAATCATCAGAATTTCCTCCTGTAATCTCATCAATACACTGATTCCAGCCCTCCGCAAAGCCAGCATCAGACGTATTGGCTGGATAATCTCCATTGTCTTTTTCTGGCAAATCCATAAGCGGACACCAGTCTGGTCTTGATTTACTTTCACAATCATAATGTTCTTCTGTCATCAGAATTACATCGCAATCTAAACAGTCAGCTAATTCACACAAACCCTCATATTCAAGAGCGCTACAGTATGCAGTTCCGAACGGGCAAACATAGCAATTCTCTGGTGTTTCCATCACTAATACTGATTTACTCATGATTCCTCCTCAAGGCAACAATACACTATTGGATTGCTAGTATCACAATCACAATTGTTATAATCAATGTCTTCCAATGCTTTACTTTTTGCTATTTCTATGGCCTCTTCCTTTGTTTCAGCTATAATTCCGTCATAATCAATTGATAATCTCATGCTAACACTTACATCCCATTTACTCATTTGGTTCCTCCTGTAATAATTCTGGATTGTCGAAGATATTCCCTCTGACATAAGTTTCTTTGCACCAATATCCAAGTTCATGTCGATAATAGAAATCTTCTGGAAATGCTGCGTAAAATCCTTGATTGTAATCGCCACTTGCGAAACCTGTACCATAGAATCCAAATTTAACCTGTGCATATTCGTCGGACCGCGTTTTTAAAATATCATTTTCCCAAATTTTATTGCCATTCTTGTCGCAAAGTCCTGTGAACTGGCAGAGGGTCTTCTCGCCTACCATTAAAATATCATCAATTTCCATGTATCCGTATTGACTGCAATAATGCGGATTTTCTTCAAAGCTGATAAATAAACCTAAATGTGTTTTAATTGGAATTCCCTCAATCCATTCTCCTGTTTGGATGCTTTTTGCCCTGAAAAGAATTTCTCTCATTCAACTCCACCGCCTTTCACGATTTCGATTGCCCTGCTCAGTCCAGCATTGTATCCTTGATGCACATCAGATAAAATACATTCTGATTCAATGAATTTATCTCTTTCCAATTCGCTAATAGCCTTATCCACATCAAAAGCTGTCGGCTGCTCGTCAATTATTTCTTTAATTGATTCCAAACATAAACGACACATGTAATCGTTGTCATCTTTTTCTTCTTCGATAGCTTCTTTTAGCTTATCTGCATTAATTAACCGCATTTATTCATCCTCCCACAATCCGAACAACCGCATCTGGTTGTACCATTCCGCTATAGTCTTACGCTTGTACGCAAAAAAATCTCTGCGGTTAATCGGGACATATCTTTCAAGTGTCATACTGTCATACCCCTGCTGGTGTAAGATGCCGTAAGTTATCAGCTCCGCAAGCCCCTTGGGGCAGGCTGACAGGGCACGCAAGAGTAATCCCGCCCATGCATAAACAGCATTCGCAATTCTCAGGAGTGTCCAAGATCAGCATTGACTGGTTCATTCCTTCCTCTTGTTCCTTACGCAAATCTCAACTGCCCGCTGGTTTCTTCTTTCATTCGGTCAACTCGACAAATCGGATTTCTGGCAGCAACACAGAGTTCTGGCAAGTTGCTTCTTACCAATGCCGCCGGTATCGGCGGGCATACTGCATTCCCACATCTTCTGACCTGTTCACTTCTTGGATATTTCTTTCCTGTGTAATCGTGATCGATTATGTAATCATCCGGGAATCCCTGGCAACCATACAGTTCACTTGGTTCCAGCATTCTAAGTCCAATATCCACGATCTGATACTCTGTCCCGGCAATTACTACCAATCCAAAACGATCCTGTGCTGTTATGGTATCAAGCGGATTCTTTACACTCTGTCCTGTACCCGCTCCATAATATTTCGTCAGGAAGGCGCGCACCTCTCCGAAATGTCCATCTCCGGCTGTAATCGTTGGTAACGGCTGACGAATATCCTTGCCATCGCAATGATTATTCATCTGAATTAGATTTGCTGTTACTACACTGTTGTGATCCCACGATGTGATAGTAGGCAGAGGATTATCTATGTTTTCTCCTGCTCCTTTGTAACCACCGTCATAATATTTGTGCAAAAATGATGTAACTAAGCCATATCTATTTGAACTGTCAACAGTCATGACCGGATCAGCTATTGTCTGCCCTCTGACTTCATCTTTTACAGTTTCAGAATGATACTGTATAAGCAACGGGCTTATAAGACAATGCTCGTTTTTGCTTACAATAGTAGTCAGTGGTTCCCGTACATCTTTGCTTCTATCTGCTGCAAAGCCTGTCTGTCCGATCTGTACCATATATGGTTCTACAACTCCATATCCATGCTTTCCGGTTATGGTCGGCATCGGCTCCCTGATGTCTCCCGGCTTTCTCTCGCCGCCATGATTGCACTGAATGATAAACGGCTCCGGATTCTCAAGAACAAACTTTTTCAGCCCTCTTGCGATTCGCGCCATTGTCTTTGGCGCAAGTGGTCTCACTGCACGAATACCGTACTTTTCCTTGATCTGCTCAGATGTATCGAAAATCGAAGGGCATGGTCGGCTAAAATCTATCTGCGTATATGCTCCAACATAAGGTTTGAGCCTTCCATTTTTCACCCGCTCACTGTCTGCCGGTCCATGTGTCGGCTCTGGCCATGTAATTGGCTTACCATCACACCGGGCGATCAGAAAGAATCTCTTTCGCATAGTAGGTGCACCATAATCTGCTGCCACAAGCTCACGAAACTGTACTTCATAGCCAAGATCTGTGAGCTGCTGCACGAATTTCTCAAATGTCTTTCCCTGTTTGGACTTGATCGGATGCTTTCCTCGGTTAAGCGGTCCCCAGGTCTTAAATTCTTCTACATTTTCCAACATGATTACCCTCGGTCTTACCAGCCCTGCCCATCTACATGCTACCCATGCAAGTCCTCTGATGAATTTATCCTTTGGCTTCCCACCCTTTGCTTTGGAAAAGTGCTTGCAGTCAGGTGAAAACCACGCAAGACCTACTGGATAACCTTTGCAGGCTTTGACAGGATCAACCTGCCAAACATCTTCGCAGTAATGCTTTGTGTTGGGATGATTTGTCTTATGCATCCGTATAGCTTCAGGATCATGGTTGATCGCTATATCAACACTATATCCCGTTGCCAGTTCTATCCCGGTGGAAGCACCGCCTCCGCCGGCAAAATTGTCTACAATTAATTCTCCGTGAATCATTTTCTTCTCAAGAAGCCCGGTATACCCTTGCCCCGGCCGGAGGCTGGCTCCTTTCTGTGTTATACTTCTACTTCGTTATCTGCTGGCATCTGGAAACACATCAGCTTCACAAGTGCTTCGCCTGCGGATTTCGCAAGTTCATCATCTATTCCTGCCGATGCTCCGCCTAATACTTTTGCCATTTCTGATACAATGGCTTTCGCAAACCCAGTTTTTGTATAGGCTTCCTCAATCATATCCAACACCTTGAGGGCTTTTGCTTTGGTTGAATAATGCCCGACAATATAATCCTCGCATGAATATGAACAGATAATCTTCACAATCCCTTCAATGTCTATGATATTAATTACGATTGAATTGTCGAAATTGATTAATGTTTCTTTATCCTGACTTCTGATTAATATTTTGTGTCCTCCTTACTCGATAAAACTCGTTCCGCACTGACAATGATAGCTAATGTGTCCGTTATATTTACTCACGTTCGCAATTACCTTTCTACCGCATGAAAAACAAGTTACCTCTTTTGTCAGCGGCTTTTCGTATTCTTCTACTTCTTTATCTTGAATAAACCTCTGACCGCACCAGTGACACTGTTTAGTGCTGTACGGCATCTCTCCGCAAATAGGACATTCTGGAATTATTCCGTAACCATCATTTATGATTGGAAGCTTGATCGGCTCTCGCTTTGAATAAATATTCCAAAGTTCTTTTCTACGGTTCTCTTCGTCCTGTGCCATTAACGCTTTGTACTTCTCTTCCTCTTCTTTATCCCAGTAAATGACACAGGCTTTATCTTCTGGTGAAATGTCTTTGGTGTACGGCTGTGTCGTGCAATGATAACCTGTTTCACCCTTTCTTTTTCTTGACTGGCATCTTACGCAGCCACCGCATTTTTTTCCAACAATTCTTCTGGATAAATGCTTGTGCTGGAACGTCTTTCTCTTACTGGCATTCCGTCACTGAATTTAATTTCACTCATTATTTACCCTCCTTTTTCAACATCGGAAACAACCATCCTGTCTTTTCGTTTGATGCAATCCAATCAAAATTTAGCTCTGATAATTGATACTCTTTATTGCATCTTTCACAGGTGAATCCGTTCGCTTTACTGTATTGCCCTATAATTCCACCACATCCACATCTACAGTGTTTATAATCCATTTCTATCCTCACTTACGCTCCAAATCTTCTAACCAATTCTTTATTCAAATCCGGAATCCGTACATCTGTTTCAGATTCCAACTCTTCAATCATGCTCATAAAACTTCTTTCTCCACGATTTGCTTGTCCTACAAACTCATTTGCACAATTAATTACATCCAAAAGTCTTTTAGTGGAAAAGCCATGCAATTTCCGTAATGCCAGCATGGTTGTTACCGTGTTAATTGTATTCGCCCAGTCGTCACCAGTGCTGAATCCATCGTTGTAGGCTTGATCTTGCATAAATTCCAGCTCTTTACGTGAATTCTGCATGGCTCTGGCGAATGCCTGTGACATCTGATTGTCACATTCCAACACCCTATTTTTCTTTGGCGCTTTCATCTTTAATTTGCTTCCCATATTTTTTCCTTTCGTATCTGTATTCCGTCAAACGGTATGTTCTCGATATTCCCGGATGTTCTGTGGCAATCAGAGAATCCATCTCCAATTGCCGCATATGTCTCTGGACGGTACACTTTGTAAGGTCTGTTCCATCCATAATTTCTTCATAAGAAGGCATATATCCGTGTTTCTCAAAATACTTGACAAGAAATC